TCTCCCTCATTTGAGGGGTCGGCAGCTTTCTCTACGGAATTAAACTTTTCTACATATTTAAAGTTTGCATCTCCGTACCTTGTTCTTATATAAGATTTAACCCTTTTGTCAATCATTGTAATCTCTTTCTAATATAAACTCTAGGTTTTGTATGGCTTTTAATATATCCTCTTTACCATTTTTAAACGAGTGTCTCGACACATACTTCACAACACATCCTTCAGCAAATTCCATACGATTAGCTTGTATATATTCAATGGGTTGGATTTTAAAATTATCTTTGTAGTGTGAACCACCAATTTGTTTCTGTAATTTATTCTTATTCATATTGTTTGGAGTCTGTGGCAAGGGAAAACAACGTAAGAAAGTCAAGGGTGATGACTAAAACCTCGCCACAAACTTAGAGCCTAAGCTCTATCTTCTGTAATTACCATAAGTTCCAGTTTTTTGGTAGGGTTTTTTATACCCACCCATTGCTGGTTGTCCACCACTACTAGATTGAGGTGCTTTACTATCACTAGGTGAAAGCACTACGTTCAATCCTCCTGTTGGTGAGCCATCTTCATTGGTATCGTCAAAAGCAGCTTGGTTATACCAAGTGTCGCCTACTTTAGCTCCTATTCTCCACGTTTTTCCTTGTGGGGATTTAGGATTTATAGGTGCAACCCAACTAGGTCTGTTATCTCCTGGTTGTTTGTCTGCATTCGGTATAAGTTTTATATATATCTTATCCATTTATATGTTCTCCTGTTTGTTTAGTTTATCCTCTACGTTTTCGACAACATTCATTATCGCTTTGTAAGTAGAGGGATGTTTAGTTAAGGCTTGTTCAATGTATGGGTCGTTATATTTTTTAACTTGCCTATACTCATAAATGTTTCTACATTTTTTGAACTCATTTATGATTTGATCTACACCTTTATTTGTACTGCCATTGGCAGCACCTTTAACTTCTTTAGTACAAGGAATGTTTAATGATCTATACTCTTCGAGGGAGGTTATATCATTATCCAAGATACCAAAGAAACTTAAAGCTCTTGATATTGCAAACGATTCAGACATAGGTAAAGCACCTTGTATGTATGTTGCATTTCTTTTTTTAAATTGTTTATGATGACCTGTGGCTAATACTCGTTCAGGATCGTAAGCTAAAATCTTACACTTACAGATATAATAATCTTCGTATTCCATAACACTTGTATCTATACCAAGTTCATCGCCAAACACCTGTCTAAAGTATTTAATCTTACTCCATAATGAAACAGTTGATTGACCTTTATCATTTTTATATATGCCATCTTTACGACACAATTCATTTATCTTTTTTATTTTATCACGCATCTAACCCCCAAAGTTTTTTAATAGTTTTTCGTTGTTTGTCTGTTAAGTATTTATAATGGTAGTAATGATTAAGATCAGGTGGCTCTGAAATGTCTGCTAACTTTTGCAGATCACCTTTACAATA